ATTTGTACTTACCAGTTGAACCTACGCTTCCCTAATAAAATGTCTATGGTAAAAAGTTAAAAAATCCTCCCACTTTTGTTAGATATATTTTTTTGTGTAAATCTGGAAAGCTATTGTTTGTGCCTTATACAAAGGACTTTGGGAGAATTACCCGATTTTGAGGTAATGATTTGGCAACTGTGCCATTTACAACGTTTTGCCTTGATTTGCTTCTCAAGTAACTCATTTCTGCCGACAAAAATAATAAATCTTATTGTTTTTTCAATCATGTCATAAGAAAAATAGAAAACAGAAGATGATTTACTCGTATTATCGTTTCTACTTAGTTCAAATGTTTTCCACAAAGCATCTATGTTAGTTTCCAATGTAAATCTGCTCCCCAAACTTTATATGTTATATCTTTTATCTCTCTTGTTTCTTGTTTCCAATGTTTAGATTCTTGAGATTTTTGTTTTATATACTCTCTGTGTACTTCATCAGATATCAATATAGGGCTATACTCGTATTTCTCTGTTATTCTCTTAAATGAAGAAATGTTACGGATATGAATATTTAAACCATTGACAGGAGAATAATCTAATTCACGTGCAAGCTGCTCCGCAGTTAGTTTTCTACTATCTTTAAACCAACCATTGCGTGGTTTGCACAAAAATGACGGAATTCCTAACGGGTCGTAATAATAGAAATCCCCAGTTACATTATAAAATTCATCTTCAACTGTTTTTCCAGCAAAGTCAGTAAGCCGCGAAGCAAGGTTCGCTGGTTTACCAACCCATACCAATCCCTTGTTTTCTGTATTCTCGTTCCCTTTGCGTTCAATACCGACCTTTATTACTCGCATTTCTCCATAATCAACACCTATACCACAATGAAAATCAACAGAGGTAAATATCTCATTAATTATTTGGGAAATGTGATTAATTGTAATAGCACAATTTACTGCATTAACAAAACAGTTACTAACAGGAAACACTACCATAACTCTGTCTCCTATGATGTTTCTCACATATCCATCATGTTCTCTTGCAGCATTCAGTACTCCCTTTGTGAATGCAGTATAAATTCGGCCCATTGTTTCTGTATCATGTTCACGGGTTAATTCTACTGAATTTCGAATATCAACAGATAAAACACAGGTTTCAATACACTTGCCTTTTTTAGCATCTCCACTTTCATATGTTAAATCGCAATCAGATAAGGAAGGTACTTTCGAAGATGTATTATACGTAAAACCTTTTGTATGAACATCATCTATCATATTCCTCACATCTGTTATAAAATCTTTTAATCCCATACATTATAGAGTTATAAGTTGAATAAATGAAATCAAAACAAGCAAAAATAGGAAGGAACAAAAACACCTCACTGATTTTTTATGGTATTTGAATTTGTTATTACAAATGGACGAATTGATATATACTTGCGAATACAAATCGTTTAACATTGATTCTTCGGACTGATTTGCAATATCATTTTTAAATACATTAAAACTTCTGTTAGATATAGTGGTGAAATGCAACAGTGATTTTTCAGTCAATCCGGGCTGCTTAAACAAATTAGTGTCTATTGTTCCTTTTATAACTTGAAGCGAGTAAAAAATAGAGAGGAAAATAAGGATAAACATTGCTGCCAGTATAAATAGTTGAACGGTGTTGATTATTGAAAATACACCATTTCCTGTTTCATAATAATTGTATATTGGCATGATTAGTTGTTGGTGTATAAAACTAATGTAATCAGAGGTACACAAAATAGTAAGTACAACACCTTCAATAGCCAATAAAATACTAGATTTCTGGTCGCAATTATTAATCCAACCATTTACTCTATCCAATCTCAAGGTTAATTCATCTTTTGTTATTCCCATAATTTCCAATTTTAGAGCAAAGGTACTACAAAAAACAACAACTACTGTAAGTGAATGGAATAAAGTGAAACAAAACGGACGAGCTAATTAATTAACCCGTCCGTTGATTGTTAATTTCTTATCTGCTCGAATAGTGTGAACTATGAGAGCGATGAGAACTGTGTGAACTATGCGAGCTATGGCTGCTATGAGAACTGTGGCTGGCGAGTAGTTTAAACTCGGCAGAGGACTGTTCCAACACCAATGATTGTTCCTGCTGCTGTTCGATTTGAGTGTCGCTATTGGTTACCTTAGCGACAATCTTTTCACTAACAGAGGAGCAATAGCTTGCACCTGCAAGGATTGCAGAGACCGCAAAGAACAAGAGTTTCTTCATTGATACCTCCTTTTTTTAATTAAACATTCAGTTACCTAACACGATATATCGGATGATATATGTTCTATTTTCTTGATGTGCGTACTATGAGCCTGTCTATTAGACTCAAAGAATCCCGCACATTGCCCTTTCAACACACAACCATCGCATTCGGGGATATATATGTCTTTCCAATCCGAAATAGATTGCTGAGCATAGCAACGAATATCTTCGGGTAATACACATAATTGCGCATTATAAATATAGGGTTTCATTCCTCTATCTGCAAGCAGTAAAACCGCTTCACGCAATTCCCTATTGTAATCATACGGGTCTATCCATAGTTCTTCAAAATTTTCTTTCGCCAAGCCAGTTGTTTCCATTTGCATAAAAGCGACTTGGACGACAAAAGGGAAATTGTGATAGATGAAATCCGCAAATTGAGGAAGTCGTTTGTAAGTTTGCTTATGAACGACTATACGTAATCCTATACGCTGACGGAATAATGCTAAATTATATAGTCCTTGAACTGTCTTGTAGAATGTTTTAGCTCCTACAATACGGTTGTGCTCGTCCGCAATATCCGAGAATAAAGGTATATCTATTTGCAAATCCTGATGTCTGCATTTAGCTAACTTCATTGCGTATTCTTTGTCCGCAAACTTTACACCATTAGACAGAATGCTGATTGCTGTATGAGGTAATTCTTTCTTGATATAGTTTACCAGCGTAAAGAGATTATCCCCAATAAGAGTTGGTTCTCCTCCTGTTATACCTATTTCCTGTGTTTTTTTGTCAAATAAGGAAATAAGTTTCAAATTGAACGGGGTCTTATCTTTTTCCTGCAAAATAGGAGGTTGCGGACACATAATGCAACGGTGGTTACAACGCTCTGTAGCCATTAAAGCATTGTGATTGGAGAGTATTTCATACACGAATATAATTTCTCCTTGCTTATTGATAACAACCACATCTCCTTCTTGGAAAGTTCCGACATTCTCAACTACACAATACGGTTTCCCTTTACTTACAAACGATGTTGTTTCCGTAATGGTAGCCAAATATCCGATAGAGGGTTTACTTGCATCTTTGCATACCAATATATCGTTGGAACGACCAAACAAGTTATTCTTGCCAAAAGTTATACGTCCAACTATATCATCTTCGATGTTATATGAAGTTCCTTGAATCTGTTTCATCGTTCAATCAATTTAACCAAGACCAAAATATTCTGTTTATCTCAGGGTCGTGCTTCTGCAACAACTCAAACAAGTAGTGTATAATGGCTTTTGTTTTCTTACACATTTCGTTTGTTGGTCGGAAACCTACCATATCGCCTTGCTCTGACATATTACGTACCGGATCTGCACCGCAATAAGGTTGAAATACACATTCTGCACAGACAGGCAAGCATTCGTTACAAGCAGAAGCAATGATATGATGAAGTAATTCCCCATTAAACATTTCTTGATAGCTGTTTTCGTTTACATTGCCCAATCTAAAATAGTAGTTTTTGAAACGTGCCATCATACGAGCTTCATCAGAAACATACACATTTCCGTCATAGTCGTAGATTGCTCCAGCTATACCCACTCCAGCAGGTGACTGCAAATCCACAAAACCGGTAGCAAACGGCGTCAGCATTCGTTTCAACAACAATGCAGCAAAACCCTCTACAAAGAAAGTTCCCTGCTTATTTAATTCTATGATGTAATCCAGCCCCTCTTTATAATTGGCGATAAACTCTTCAACCGGATAGGCTATCTTATCCTTGTATTTCTTGGCAAATCCATAAGGATTAAGAGAACGCAGGAATATGTTATTGAATCCCAATCTTATATATTCATCTATAATCTCCTTGAAACGTCCCAAACTATATTTGGAGGTGGTCATCAATGCAGAAACACACTCGTTATCTCCCCATATATTCCTTATCATAGCAAGATTCTTCTCAAAAATGGCATGATGGTCTAAATCCTTGTTTTGCAAAGGCCGGTTCATGTCGTGCAAATCTTTTGGACCATCAAGAGAAGTGGAAATCGTACATTTATGTTTCTTCAAGTACTTTACCATATCTTCGTTAAGTAGAGTAAGGTTCGTACAGATTACAAAATCCAATTCTCTTTTCTTGAATAAGTTTTGCCATTCGGCTTCTTCAATGATATATTTTACCATATCGAAGTCTGTTGATGGGTCTCCACCTTGAAACTCTATTTTGATACAAGGCGATGGAGATTGGAATATGGTTTTCACCACATTCTTTGCTGTTTTTTTAGACATGTCGGCAGAATGGTCATCCATATTTTTACGGGCAACCTGACAATAAATACAGCTTGAATTACAACGTAGTGTTGGCACAATCATGTGCAACGAAGTGAAATCACGCAAGATACTTTTCTTCGTTCTAAACTTAGTGGCAAGCATCTGCACCACATCTTCTACCTTGTCAGTTGTTGCTATTTGTTTGGAAGCAAGGTCATAGAACAATACGCTATGTTCGTCTAACTTGCCATTAACAAAGGTATGAAAATCATCATTTGACAAGAATACATATTCTCCTACTTCATTTGTTAGAAGATACTGATTATCATTGAATCGTTCAAAACGGAATGGTAGTAATTGATAAGCCATAATTCATCATTTTGTTACGGGTTTGAACGCTTCTTGAACTATCATATCACGAATATGGCCAAACTGAACATTTGTATTATAACGAATCTGTTGGTCTATCAATTCATTGCAAAACTGTTTCGGAATCACCTCAGTTACCTTGCTGTTATCTTTTGATTCAAAGATAACATTTACAAGTGTTTGATTACAAGTGTCCATCTGTTGATGAATATAGAATAAATGGGATAATTTATAGATAGCTGCTGTTATTACTTCTTTAGCATACAGGCTTGTATCTATTGAAACTTGAAACTTATCTTCTACAAGTTCCACAATGGGAATTTTAATATCTGCCATAGTCGTACATCTGTGTCTTTGGCAGTCCTCAAAGACCTTTATTTATGCACGAAGCGTGAACTGCAATGCAACTATGTCTTTAATGGAGGTCCTGAGAAAACCTTTACGAACAGATATAGTAATAGCAGCCCACGCTATAGCGTGAGAACCACTATGCTATCCTTGTTCGTAATTAGAAATTTCTCAGGTTTCCATTAACAAGATAAGCATAACGCTTCTTCTTTTTCCAATATGTCTTGGAAAGAGTCACCTCAATCCACTGCAAAAGTACAAAAAATCCGTGATGTAACATTCTACTATCACGGATTTTATTATGATTTACAAGTTAATACCCCGATTTTGTCTCCTTGCTTGTGGTTTCAGCTTCTCCATAAACTCTTCTTTCTTCCTTCTAAACCAGCTGACATGTGAAACTCCGTCAATGTGGAGGTTGAAATTCCCCTCCTTGTTCTCTTTAAGTGAACATATCGTTTTATCTACCCTAAAATGTTGGTTGAACTCGCGAGAATAGAGCTCGCCTTTGATGGAAACATCCTTGAACGTGCATAACTTTCTAATGAGGGCATCGCCAAAGTTCAGCGTATCACGCAGGAACTTGATGGTTGGCATCAGCTTCTCCACATACGGAAAGTAGCATTTGACAAAATCCACGAACTCGGACAACTTGCGGTGTCGCTGTTCGTAAGCATCCGTTATCTCCTGTATGTGCTTCGCCTGTTGCTGTTCCCTTTGTCGTGCTTCTTCTTCAAGTTCAAGGATGCGGTCTTGCAAGTCCTCGTTTCTGCGTTCCAGTGTCCTGACTTTGTTACTGCCGAAAAGAGAACCGACACTTTCTGCAATGTGAGTCGCTGCTGTGGTGGCTGCGCCTTTCAGTTTCTCGGTCTGCACCTCTTTCTTGGCTCGTCTGAGTTCCTGCTCCGCTTCGGTTTTCAGCTTCTGCAAATCCACGACTTCCGATTTCAAACTGCCGGCAAGTTTCTGTATGTCCCGATAATACTGCTGCGTGGATTTGTGGCGAGCTTGCGAGCCGTCTATGCCACGTTGCAGACCGTACTTTGCCATCGCGACGGCATAACTGTCTTGATAGGATTTCAGCTTCAAGCGCGTCATGATGTCATCGGCACACAAACGGACGGCATTGGCTGGTTTCTTGCGATAGCGTTTCTTTGCCTGTTCCTCACGTTTCTTGCGCTTGCGCTCTCCCTTGACAATCGGGACGAGGGTAACGTGTATGTGTGGCGTTTCCTCGTCCCTGTGCAGATGTGCAGCCACGATATTCTCCCTACCGAACAGGTCGGCAAAGTATTTCATATTGTCGCCACACCATTCATCAAGTCTGCCCTCCCTTTCGATACGCTTCATATCCTCGTGCGTTCCCGACACGTTGATACGGATAGCTCGAACTTGGTTGTTTCCGATTTTGCGTGTCAGTCCTGCTTCCTCCAATCTCTTTTGAATGGCTGCCGTGCGGTCTTTTATCCCATCGGGGTATGTGACGAGTTTTCGGTTAAGGTGTGTGCGTGTGGGGTCTGCGTTCTTCGGTATGATGAAACGCTCGATGTGAGCGGTCGTCCCGCTGTCAGAACCGTGCGCCTTTTCCATGTGTAATACTACGAATCCCATATATAATTCCTTTTTATTCTGCTTGTGAAACATCGTTTGATTATTGCTTATGTACGGCTGTTGCCGTTGGTCTTGGAGAGTCCAGAGAGGTGCAACCTCTTTGGCTTATTGGGGAATTTTCAGCGTTGCTTGCAATGCGGCTCGGACAAATTCCCTAATAAGCTACGGTATTTTCCATCGGTAAATACCTGTGCCGCTGCAAGCATCCCCTTACATCTTCAGCCCTTTCTTTTTTGGTGGCTGTATCATCCGCCTTGCGGATTGGAGTTGCTTCCTCTCCGTTATCGGTTTTTCCGATTGGAACACGGGCTTGCCACACAGGTAATCGTTCAGGTCTTTGTGTCCGTTGTAGTTGTCGGAGAAGTCCCGGATGCGACCGCTGAACTCTCTTGCCAATTCCAAGTAGGCATTTCTTCCTGCCTCGTCATTGTCAAGCAGGCAGTGGATGCGCTCGTACCTATGCAGCACGTCTATGGCTTTGGAAACATTGGCAACCGAATTGAGGATGACGTAATCCTGTCCGTCAAGGTTGGGCATAGTCGGGCTGTTCCTCATCCGCAACGTGAGGAATGACAGGTAGTCCATCATACCCTCAAACACAAGGCACTTCTCCCTCGGCTCTCCTTGCTGGCAGATATGGCTGATATCCTTCGGTGCAATGCAGCCCTTGAAGAAACGGTTGCGCACTTCATACCCTCCTGCCACATTCGGGAAGCCGATGGCGAAATAGGGCTTGACGTTATGGATGAAGTGCAGTTCTTTACATTCCAGCCTCGCCAAGTCGGTGTTTATGCCTCGTTCCTGCAAATAGCTGAGCAATGCAGGATGGGTAAGTTCGTCCACCTCCAACTGTTGGAAACTCGGTTCGGATGCTTGCTGGCGAAAAGAGAAAGATACTGGACGGATGTGCGGTACTCGCTCCGCTATCTTGTTGAGCAAGTAAGGCACATAGTCGGTTGCGTATAGTTCCTCTGCCAATGCGATGATGTTGCCGCCTTTGCCAAGCCCGAAATCATACCACCTGTTAAGTTCGGTGTTTACCTTGAAGGAGGCATCCTTTTCCTCTCTCAACGGCGATTTGTACCAAAGGCTGTTGCCTTGTTGTTTCTCGGGCGTATAACCCAAACTTTGCAGATAGTCTGCAATGCGTATGTTCTTTACTTCCTGTATGTTCATATTTCTATGGTTTGATGATGAATGTAAAACCGATAAATTGATGAATGTGTATGCCAAACTATTGGATAGCAACCTTATGCGCTCTCATCATTGTTTCATCAAAGTACTTACCAAAAGAGAAAATCATCATTTGCCTTATAGTGCATGGTCTGCCTGACCCTTTTTCTCTTTTCATCAGTAAGTTGTTTTTGATGAGTGTTTGATGAGAATACAAACCTTTATATATCAGTATGGTTATATACTTATTCATCATTTCATCAAAATAATCAGAGTGATGTCAACTGTTCTCTTGTTACGGTATAGAACCGTCCTATCCTCCGTATGGGAGAATAGCGACACTCTCGGGTATAGTCCACTTGATAGGTGGTGTAAGTAAGCGTATTCGGTGCAGGGGTGAGTTTCCAACATTCCTGTAATACCTTTCGGACTTGGCACTTCTCCACCTTTACCTGCGAGTGTACCAACAAAAGAAGAAGATCGTTGTAACAGAACGAGAATGTGTCCGTGCCGATACTATCCATAATGTCAAGGATAAGTTCTTGCATCTCTATCTCTAATCGGTTGCGGTTGCTGCGGATAATCTTCTGCAAGGCTTCGGTATGCAGCAATGAGGGAGCAAACCACATACGGCTTTCCTTTTCGGTGGATAGCTGTCTGTGTTGCAGGAAATGGAGAAAGGCGGGTATCTCCGCTTTCAGCTTTTGCAGAAAGTCGGTGTCATCGGACTGCAAGCGGTCTATCTTGCGTACCCAATAACGTGTTTCTCCTGCATCTATGATTACGGGCAGGTACTCGTTGTTGGAGCATAGCACGAACTTGGCAAAGAACGCAATCTCGTCACGGTCTTTGCCTTTGGCTTCCACCTTATAGGATAGGGTTGTACTGAGGTTCTTTAACCTCTCACTGTCCTCCCTGCGGTTGAGCAGCACCTCATCCACCACGATAAGGAGCTTTCCTGCCCAATCGGAATTGAACTGACTGCGGAAATCTTCGTTGGTGTTGAACGTGACATTGTTCTGAAAGAGGGCTTTTAGAAAGTTGAGAAACGTACTCTTGCCCGTGTTGCGTTCTTCCGATACCAACAGCAGGATAGGCAACTTCTGAATGGGTTGCAGGTAGAGCAACTGCAGATAGTCCATTCCTAACTCGTATTGCTCCCCGAAGATGTGCCGTACCAATGATTGGATGTGAGAGAAATCCCCTTCCTTTGGTTGGTGGTCTATCGGTTCATAGAGGTTAAGAAACTTACCGACCACGGGGCGGTAGCCGATGTGTTCGGGAACGGTGCAGAAACCGTCATACTTGGGAACGCTGCCGATGTAGTCCTTGCCATAGTCCTGGCGCAGGGTCTCGTTGTTCCATGCGATACGTTTCCTTACATACCCTCCGTTCAGTCTTGGCTGCTCCACAATCTTGTAGAGCGTTGTTCCCACTCGGATGAACTCTTCTTTTGCCACGCTGCCATCTGATGGCGGTTTGTGGTTGTCTTGTTGTTTGTTAGCTGACATAATCAAATGGTTTTAAGATTGAAAAATACCAGCCACAAAAGTATAAGCATTTAATGGATAAGTTGTTACGCAAAATATAGCAGAATATAGAAAAAAGCCCCTCGAAACAAAAACTTTCAATGGTTTGGCTATGGAATCGGATTGAAAAGACGAAAAAACTCCCGAAAAGCGAATGGTCGGATGACGCTTTTCGGGAGAAAAAATCAGAGTATCTGTCGTGTTGTTGTACTGACTTGCAGATTTACTGACTGCATTACGTCAGTCTCACATCCCAATCTATGAGAGGTATTTGGACTTGGCTATATCGGCATTGTTCAGCGAAAAGAAGATGGCTTGTTTCTCTTTTCGCAAGTACAGCCTTTTCATAATTGCATTGCGCATCTGCTTCGCTCCGAATGTGCTAAAGTGGAAAGCGAGGGCGATTATCGTTTCAAGGTTGTAAAACTCCATGCTGCACTTGTCGGATAGGCGTATGGTACGCTTTATCTCGTACTCCCTCAATACACCATTCTTGCAAAGAGCCTTTATCCCTGCCCGAATGGTCAGGACGCTAACACCGAACAAATCCAACAGCTCGGCTTCGTTCATCCATACATTGGCTATATCATTCGGTAAAGTAACATTGCCGAACTCGTCTATTCTTATAATGTTTCTTTCCATAGTCCTATGCCATTGTTGTGTTTCCAAAAGATTGGTTCAGTTTGTCACCGAACATCGTAAGGTCGTGGTCTATCTTCTGCGTTGTTATCTTCGCATAGAGTTGGGTCGTAACGATGTTCGTATGTCCCAACACACGGCTGACACTTTCAATCGGCATACCCTTACTCAGTGCGAGGGTGGCGAACCCATGCCTTGCACAATGGAATGAGATGTCCTTTGTGATTCCGCACTCTTTTATCATCTTTTTCAACGGCTTGCATATAGACCAATAGTTCAGATTCGGGAAAACAGACTTGTTCGTTTGGAACTTTTCGTAACGCTTGATAATCTGCAAAGGGATGTCAAGCAGTTTCACTTGGAACGGGACTTTGGTCTTGTGCCGCTTGGATAATATCCACTTCTCACCGTTCACCTCCACTATATCATCAGTGGTAAGTTCCTTGACATCCACGAATGACAGTGCGGTAAAGCTGGCAAAAACAAAGATGTCACGGATGTAGGAAAGTTTGGCATCCGCAAATTCGTGTGTCATCAGTGTTTTCAGTTCTTCTTCCGTCAGATACTCACGTTCCTTTATGTTGGGACTTATATGGAACTGCGCAAATGGATTTCTCGGTATCAGTCCGTTGAAGTGTGCACGCATTACAACCCCTTTCAGCCACATGCAGTTAGTCCAGATGCTGCCGTTCTGCAATCCTCTGTCGGTGGAAAGGAATACGGCAAACTCCTTGATGAAGTCGGGAGTAAGTTCAAGCATAGACAGGTCGCTTCGCTTGTAGTTCGCCCTGATGAATGCCGCTACATGGTTTCTTGCACGAACCCTTGCCATGTAAGTCCCTTTTACACGGTCAGTACCTACACGCTTTTGAAACGTGGCGTTGTCCTTGTCAAATGCTCCGAGCAATGTTTCATACTCGCTGCCGATTCCTTGATAGGCATTGCGCACCATTTCTGCCGTAACATACGCCTCTCTGTCTGAAATGCGCTGGTAGTGCTTGATGATTTGCGCCTTTATGTTGTCTAAAGCGTGGTTGATGTCCCTCGCCTCAATGCTCTTGCCTTTGGCTCGGTTACCCTTCGCATCCCAAAGCGTTTTCGGGATGGTCTGCTTGCAACTGAACTGCGCCACAGAACCGTTGATTGTCACTCGCCCCATGATGGGGACAATACCGTTTTTCTCCTTGCTGCCGTTCACGTAGAACAGCACTTTGAATGTACTTCTTGCCATACTCGTTTTTTGTTTGCAAAGTTAAATATCAACGAGTTAAACCTTGCTACGCAAAACGGTGACAAACGGTGAAATAGCGTCCTACATGTGTTAAATCTTACATCTTCTTGGGTAATGATTTGCAAACCGTTCTCCTGCTATATTCTGCTATTTCTTGCATTTTCCGCTTTTTCGGTTTGTCCTCATCTGACACCGTAACGACATTGGTACAAAGTCATTTAGCGTCATTTCTCCAATTTCCCGAGGTTATTCCAGAGATTTATAGTAATTTTGTAATCGTTATGCGGCAGTAATAATATACATATTAATACGAGTTAGTAATCCTGTAGTTCTCACATGCTACGAGGAGGTATTAAAAGGTGCGTTTCGACAATGCATCTATTGTAGTATATTATTGCTTAATCCAAATGAATATTATAAATTTAGGAATTCTTGCTCACATTGATGCAGGAAAAACTTCCGTAACCGAGAATCTGCTGTT